GATGTGTTGACAGTCAGGTTGACAAGTCCTTTACCCGCCGCAACTGTTGCACCCGCAATAGCGGCACCGACTGCGGCTGATGCCGCCACAACCGCTTTCATGGCGGCACTAGCGACCTGACCCGCCTTTTGTGCGGCATTTCCAAGTTTTTCGTACTTGTCGGAAGAATCACCGACCTTGTCACCCGCATCAGAAGCGGCATTTCCCGCATCGTCAAGGGCATCACCGCTCTGATTCGCTTCCGCTTCAAGTCCGTTCAATGACTGTTCTGTCTTGACTATCTCTGCGGTCAAGGAAGCATACTGTTCTTCGGTGATGTCTCCCCTTTCAAGGGCGGCATTGGCATCATTGGCAACTTGCTTCATGATGTCCAACTTCTGATTAGTCTGATCTATCTGCTTGGTCAGTAAGGCTTCTTTTTGTGCAAGAAGTTCGACATTTGTCGGGTCAAGTTTTAAAGCCTTGTCAACATCCTTCAATGCTGATGTAGTCTTATTGATGGCACTATTCGCATCTTGAAGTGACTTGGTCAGACCTGATGTCTTGCCTTCAATATCGACTGTAATACCGATAATCTTACCGCCCGCCATATATCGTCATCCTTTCTTTACTTGCTAAACGCATTATCAAAGTCATTCTGTGTAGCAAGATAGTTATAATCTTCGTGGTCATTTGCCGCTTCTATCATGACATCGCAGACTTCCCCGTATTCAAGGTCAAAGAGTTCACGGAATGAGAACCCTAATTGCTTGCACCGAAGAAAGAAGACTGCGGAATTGTATTCACGATCAAGCGGCTTTTTCAGTTTTTTGGTGAACTATGTGTTCTTGCACCCGCTTGCCATATATCCATGACTTCCCCCGTAACTGTCAGGAGTTCGTCTTGATCTATGGTCATAAGCCATGCAAGGTAATTTTCTTCATTTAGTTTGTTGAATATCGTTCCGATCTTCTCATTGGCTTCAAGCCACATGATATATGCAAGTTTCGGAAGGGTCTCTGATGCGAATGTCTGTGTTGATACAAAGACATCGGAGTTCATCAGTTCGTTCAACTCTGCAAGAATCTCTTCTTGTGTCTTGTTCGTTGTAGCCTTCAATGCTTCAACCTTTTCTTGAAGTTTCTTCATTTCCTTCAAGTTCTTGGTGTAAGCCGTTAACTTGACAAGGATGTCTTCTTTGAAGGCTCTTTTATAAAGAATGTTTGTTGCGGCTGATGACTTGAATGTCATAGCCATTTCCCCAATGTTAATTGTCTTTTCCATGATGTTTTCTCCCTATTGCAATAGTAAAAAAGGGAGACCCCGAAGGGTCTCCCAAAGTCCGTCAAGTGAATGTAGGTGTCGGAACCGCCGTGTACCATGCTTCGATGACTGCGGTTGAAGTTGTCTCTTGTGTCTGAATGTGGATATACTTATCCGCATCAGCACGGGGAACTGCGGTCAGAGTAAGTGTCTCTGTCTGCGGTTCGATAGAGCCGTTTTCACCCGTTGTCTGTGATGCGATGTCGGGTCTTGAAGCGGAACACTTATAAAGACAATGCTTTGTCTCTCTCTGATCTCCGTCAAACTCAAACATGATAGCGAAGTAATTGACAGTCTTGAAAGCCGCAGAAGATTCGACAAGAATATTGTCTTTGTCTTCAAGGTAACCAAGGACATCCTTCAAGAAGTCCTCATTTGTCCTTGCAACTTCAAGATCACCTTCATAGCCGCCTTCACCATACGAAACATAATAGTCTTCGTTATCTGCACGGAATACAGACTTGGAAGCCGTTGAAGACATGGAAAGCGAAACCGCTCCCGCAAGTGCCTTTACTGTTCCGTAGGATGTGGAGACTGTTCCATCTGATGCGACTGTCTCTGTGACCATCGCATAGTGAACATTTTTAAGTCCGAACTTTACTTTGTTTGAACCCATGTTTATTTTCCTCCTAGTGTTTCTATTAATTTGTGGTCTATGACATCAGCACACCACTCTGCGACTTCCCGAATATGCGGTTTTGCTTCAACATTACCGACCACCTTGCCATTCCTGACAAGCGGGTGACCATATTCAAGAAGGTGTGTTAACTGCGGGTCTGTCTTGTTCCTGACAACACCCGAACACTTGAAGTTATATGTGCGTTTCCCTTTTTCATACACCCATCCTTTTGCATACCGACCCGAATGTTTTCCTTTCGGGTTCTTGGGTGACGATTCACGAAGCATCTTGGCGGCTTCTTTGCCTACTTCATCGAAGACCGCTTGCATATCGTCATTGACTTCAACACCGACATTCATCAGTTCTTCTTGAATAGTCTTGGCAAGATAGCCGTAACCGCCCTGACCCATTCCCGTCAGGTCACCACTTCCAAGAGTAATGACTATCTGTTCATTACCTGATCTGTGGTGGGTTCCCCTTGGTTTCCGTGCCATTATTCATCCCCGCTTTCGTCTCCAAGTGCTTCAAACTCAAATTCGACTTCCCAACAATTTTGTTCGTCAAGATATTGTTCAGTCTTGACCCAAGGAAGTCCGTTTGAATTGAGAAGGGTCTTTATATCAGTTTCAAGTTTCAAGTCTTTATTGACCGTATAAAGGTCAATGCGGAAGTTCCACTTTTCACAGAAGACCGAATTATCTGCAACAAAGTTGTCAGGTTGTTCGGTATGGATAGCCAAGAAAGGAAGTTTCGTTCCTTCGGGTGCATGGTCATAGAAAGACGGAATCGAAAGTGTGTTCAGAAGTGTGATTACATCAACTTGGTTCATCCTTCGTTCCGCTCCTTTCTTCAAGATATAGTTCAACCTTGTCCGTGCCGTTCACATAGTAGATTCGATAGACCGAATATAACTTGTCATTGTATTTGACAATGGCTTCCTGATCATATTCAAAGTCATATATTGTAGCCTTCAAGGATGGTTGAAAACCCAACCGCCCCGCAGAAAAAAACTCTGTCTGACTGACAGAGTTTATATCTGCAAAGACTGTCTTTTTTGTCCTTGTCTTTTCTACAACCTGATTCAGCGAATCTTTTTCCGTGACCACTTCTACAAGGTCTATCGGGAAAACACTATTCTTCATCGGTTAACACACTCCTATAATCAACAGACAGAGCCATTTTCGCTTTCATATCGTTATATGCGATGAAGTATTTTTCTTCACCGAACCATTTATAGGCAACATACGAAATGACCGCTCCCGTCTGATATGGGTCTGCATCAGCCGTTGTAAAAGGCTTTATGTCTGCTGATGCCGTAAGGTCAAGAATGGCTTCTTCGATCAGATCAGAAATCTGACTATCAAAGTCATTAAAGGACACCCGCAGAGCGGTTTTCACTTTTGTTAAAAATGTAGCATCAACAGACATATCGTTTTAACCTTTCTTTGTTCTTGTGGTCTTCTTGGGGTCAGTCTTGACCGCCTTTTCAACCTTTTCCGTCTTCTTCTCTTCAACGGGTTCCATATATTCGGGTCTGAACTGTGATACCTCACAGATTTCACCCCTTTTATGGATGCCGTTTTCATCGAAGAAAGGTGCTTTGACTTTAATTTTCATGTTTCATACCCCCTTGGTATGCTTTGTAGAAGTCCTTATTGACAACTATATGACCTACATGACCGCAAGTAATGGAAGGGTCTAACAATATGTCATACCCGCATTGTCTTGCACGATAACAGAAGGAAAGGTCTTCCCCGAACCCGTTCATCGGGTCAAACCAACATCCGTACTTTGCCGCCACATCGAAAAGAACTTCTGTCTTGACCAAGACACATCCAAAACCGACACCGCCACATTTGACTGTGTCGGTTGGAAGTGTCAAGTCAGTCCATTCCCTCTTCTCTGCATCACACTTGTCAAATGCGACAAGGTGATATGGTGGTGACCTTCTGAAATAAGCACCGCTAACTATCGGTGCTTTGTGTTCCAAGAGCCTGACCATTGTGTCAGGTTCAAAGATCATGTCGGAATCGAACCACATTGTGTAGTCCGATTCCATCTTAATTGCTTGCTTCGCAAGTTTGTTCCTTGCATCGTATATCAAGGAACCCACTTGGAACATTACTGCGGTCTCATTACCGCCTTTTTGAAGCATGGCAAGGCTTTGTGCGAAACCCGCCGCCACCATATCCATGCTAGGTACGCAGATCAGTATTTTTGCCATAAGTCTTCCCCTTCATTATTAAAGCCTTGTGGCACTTATCACTTCTGAATCTTTGCGAAGGCATTAGGTGCGACAACACCAAGAGCGACAAACTCACGACCTACATACTTGACAAGGTCTTTTTCTGCAAGTGAAAGTTCATCAACCTTGATAGTGATCTCTTCACCATTCGGGAAGTTAGCATGGGCACCCTCACCGAAGTCACCTACGATGGCATAAGTGTCACCCGTAGAAGCGGCACCAAAAGCCTTGATGGTGTTATTGAAGAGAACGGGAAGACCTTCGAAGGGGTCATAGCCGTAAGAACCCGCCGCCTGAACCGCCTTGAATGAAGCAAATGTTGCCTTATTCATAACGATTACGGGGTTAGCCGCCTGATCAGAAAGTTCACCGATAGCCTTGGCAATAGTGTCAAGTGTGATGGAAGAAGCGGTAACAACGGGAACACCGACATTCATAGAAGGTGTGTTTGTGGAAACTGT